AACGGTAAATACGATACCCATTGCAACAGGACATATTCAAGTTAAAAAGTTGTACTGGCAAAGTGGAAAATTGTTCGAGTTTGAAGTGGTGTTCTTTGGTGAAGTACCGAACCTTTCACGTTTATTGAATGACAAGAAAATCAAAGATATTGAAGCGATTGTTAGTGGTGATTTGGACTACGATTTACTTCACGAATTTGTTGAAACACCACCTAACGAACACACGATTCTAACGCTATGCGATAAGTGGAATTTAACAACTACAAATGTATTAGGACAACCAATTTATGCAAGTGGAAATCTTAGTTCGTTGTTTAATAAACCCCTTTACGTTGGTCATTTAACACCTTCGGTAAGCGCGTATTATTTGTTTGAGCAAATAATGAAAGATGCTAACGTGCAATGGACAAGCGATAACCTCGCGGATTGTTTGGATAACGTGTACGTTCCTTTTGTTAACGGTCAGTATTTGAATAGTTCTTTTGGATTAAATGACATTACAAGTACGTTAGCATTGGCTTCAAATGTAGTAGGTGAGACATTCGGTCCTGGCGATTATCAATACAATTTATCTGCTGCTGTTACTGAATATAATGACCCGAACAATGATTGGTCAAGTGGTATTTTTACCGCTCCTTTTAGTGGTCAATTTTCGTTTAAAGTTTGGGTAAGTGGGCAAATTACTGCATCTGTGGATTTACAAAGTTTATATATACAACCTCAATTTTATGTTAACGGAACTTTTTTTTCAGTACCTCCAAATTATTTTTTAGCAGACATTACATTTTCAAATAGTGTTATTAGTACAGTAAGTTTAAATCAAGGCGACACTTTAGAAATTCGTTTAGCTATGAACTTACAACAAATAGATGGTATGCCAGCTGCTGAAGCTACAATTACTTTTACAGGAAACGGAGCAAACGATTACACAGGAACAGGTATTGAACTTGTAAGCATTGGAACAAATCTAACATCTGACCAAGTAGTAATGGAGTTTAACGCTCCAGACATGAAGCAAATAGACTTCTTAACGTCAATACAAAAGATGTTTAACCTTGCCTTCGTTCCCGACCGCACACTACCAAACACGCTACGCATTGAGCCGCTCGTTGAATATATCGGAAGTGGTAATACTTTGGATTGGTCGCAGAAATTAGACTTGTCAAAAGACATTATGTATTCGCCAACGACTGACCTACAAAAAGCTAATTTCACTTTCACCTATACTGAAGACGGAGATTATTTTAACTCGTTATACAACGACAATGGACGCGTGTACGGAAGGTACGAAGTAACGGAAGCGGACTTCGAAATAACAAACGAGTTCGCAACAGGCGAAGAAAAGGTTGAGTTGTCTTTTGCGTCTACACCTTCCGCACCTGTGGAAACAACGAACGTAGTTTGTCCGCGATTCATTAACTCAGAAGGACAATTCGTACAACCTAAACCGCGTATTCTCTATTACGCAGGGCATGCAAACGTAAACATCTACGACGAAGTTTCGGACGACGTTGTTTCTACGTCTGTGGCTTTGCTTAATAATTATAGCGTAATAAACGCAGACGTTGCAGATAAGGATTTAAACTTCGCTCCCGAAATACCACCGCACACAATAACAGCCAACCCTTACGACAACCTTTATAATCGTTGGTGGCGAAACTATTACCGCGAACTTTACGACGGACAAGCGCGTATAATGGAAGGAATGTTTGCGCTTACTTTGAACGACATATTCACGTTTCAATTTTCAGATAAAATATGGATAGTAGATTCTTGGTGGCGCGTTCTTGATATTCAAGGGTACGTTGTAGGTGAACAAGAAGTAACAAAAGTAAAACTCATTCGTATTCTTGATGTAGAAAACGACTGCGACCTTAGACCTGTTTCGGCTAACTTAGACCAGACGTTGAATTGGGAAACACCAAACGGAGATCCTGCGACAGTAACCCAAGAATGTTGTACTCGCTTTGGCTACAATTGGAACATCGCGAAGAACAATTGTTTCTCTCAACCGAATGGGGGAACGCGTTCTTTCATTACTTCACAAGCACCAACACTCGCACCTACACAATTTGGCGCACCTGTTCAATTTAGCGCAAGTATCTCGCAGCCTGTTAAGACGATAACAACGGACTACGTTGTAACGAGTTTCGACCGAATGATTTTCGCAGATACCACAGCAGCAAGCCTAACAATTTATTTGCCTTCTGCAACTACAACGTTAGGTCGTGAATTGATAATTCAAAAGAGCGTTTCAGCTAATACAGTAACAATACAAGCGTACACAGGCGAAACCGTTGAAGGTAGCGGAAGCATTACATTAAGCGGATTAGGTGACACAATAACAATTATAAGCAATGGAAGCGACTTCAAAGGGACATCTTCAAAATAAAGCAAACGCTATGGTCGCTTGCTTAGAGTTCATTAAACTCAACGTCAAAAATAATAGCGAGTACGGACGTGTTGCTAACGGCAAACGTAAGCTAAAATTGTGGAAACACTACACATGGAAAACTATTGTTATTTCCGTAAACGTCGCGCTTTGGATATTTATAGTTTATAACCTATTCACATAATGGCAAACACAATTGATTTAATAGTAAATACCAACGGTGTTAACGTCCTTAATCAGACGGCTGACGCAGCAGAAAACACAGCGAAAGGATTCACATCTGCGAAGGCAGAACTTCGCGCGTTGAATCAGCAGTTGTTACAAATGGACGCTTCGAGTGAGGAGTTCAAGAAAGCGTCTGCGCGTGCTGCTGAATTGAAGGATAGTATTGGGGATTTGTCCGCAGAGATTAACGCAAACGCGGGTAACGCTTTCGAAGGTCTTTCGAATAACGTTTCGTTGTTTGGTAGTCGTTTAATGTCTTTAGATTTACGCGGAGCAGGTCAAGCGTTGACAGGAATGGGTAACGCTGTTTCTCGTATTGATTTTAAGACTTTAAAAGATGAGGTAGGTGGTCTTATTACAGGTTTAGGAAACCTCGCAGGTGCTATTGTAGGTAATCCATTACTTGCACTTGGTGGTGCGGTTGCTTTACTTGTTTTAAATTTTGATAAGATAAATGAAGCGTTAAGTGGAACAGCTGAAAAAATAGAAAAGTTAGGCGAAGCAAATGCAGCTTTAGAAAAACAAAATCAAATTTTAGATGCTCAGTTAATTAAAGAAAAAGCATTATACGGAGAAAGTTTTAAAACTCTTGAATTAGAAAAAGAAAAAGCGAAAAACAATATAACAGTTGCAGAAAACGAACTTGAAATTGCAAGAACAACTGGCGATATTAATACAATTCGTGAAAAGGAAAACAAGTTAATCGAAATGCGAAACTTGTTAAGTGGTATAACTTCAAAAGGTGAAGCTGACAGAATAAAGTTAATTGAAGAAGCAAAGAATATAACTATCGCAGGTTATAAAGAAGAACAAGAGCGAAAAAATGCAATGGCTAAGTTTGAAGACGCGAGAGCACAACAACTTGCTGTTATTGCAGAAAAGCAAAGATTAATAAAAGCTAATCTTCAAAAAGAAGAATTAATTGGAACGGAACAGCAATACACAACGGAACGCGCAAACTTCGTTCAAAAAGATATTGAAACAAAGAAAGTTTTAGTTCAAAGCGATAGACAAAAACAGCTTCAAGCAGAATTAAATAAACTTTTAGAAGAAGAACAGATTTTAAGAAATGCAAAACTTGCTATTGCTACTGAAACAACAGTTCAAGATTTAGCAAAATTAGAAGATGAAAAGAAAAACGTAAAAGTTGCTGCCAAGCGCGAAGAACTTGGTGAGGTTTACGATATGGAAGTTTCGTGGAATCTTAAACTTGTAGACGAAGAAAAAATAAAGCAAGACAAGTTAACCGAACTTTCTATGCAAGGGCATAAGACAAGGTTACTTTTTACTGAAGAATATAAAAATGCAGTTATTGCAGCTGAAAATCAATTGTACGACGCGCGTTGGTCTTTAGCAAATGCTTCTGCTGATTTATTAGGAGTGTTATTTCAAAGAAACCAAAAAGCAGCTGACGTTGCTTTTGTATTGCAAAAAGCGTTAGCTATTGGACAAATAGTTATTGATACTCAAAGAGAAATTGCAGGCTACTACGCAAACCCAACGTGGAAACTTTCGCCCGACGGTGGTATTGCTTTAGCAACGGCAGCAAGTGCTGGAGCTAAACTTCGCGCAGCCGCAGGAATTGCTACAATAGCAGGAGCTACAATAGGAAAATTTATGAGTGGCGGTAGTGCAAGTACAGGCGGTTCAACAGGTAGTAGTGGTATAGGTAGCGGTTCAACAGGCGGAGGAATGACAGCACCTGCCGCGTCTAACTTTGCGTACTTAGGTATTCAACCAAACCAACAACCACCACTTCAAGCATACGTTGTAAGCGGACAGGTGAGCAGCAATTTAGAAGCGCAACAACTTATTCAAAACCAATCTCGCTTAGGCGGCTAAAAAATAAAACAATGAATAAAAAAATTAAAGTTATTGAGTACGGCATTGACGACGAAGGTTTACTCGGAGTGTATGCTATTAGCGTAGTGGAACAACCTGCGATAGGTGTCGATTTTGTCGCGTTAAGCGAACAACACAGCGTCAAGTTTAAAGAAGATTTTCGAGGTCTTTTATATGGCGCTTTGCTTATTCCCGACCAACTAATTTACCGACGCGACGAAAAGACAGACGAGGAATACTACGTTAAGTATTCAAAAGAAACCATTCGCGCTATCGCTTACAACTATTTGAAACAAGCTAACCAAAACAACGCAACAGTTGAACACGCGAAAGTTGTTGACGGAGTTAGTCTTGTTGAAACGTGGATCATTGAAGGCGAAAACGACAAATCTAAAAACTTCGGGTTTTCACTTCCAGAAGGAACGTGGTTCGGTTGTATGAAAGTGGAGAACGAAGAAGTAAAGCAACAGATACAAAACAAAGAGGTGTTAGGTTTCTCTATCGAAGGAAACTTTATTGCTGAGAAAGAAATGTATATGCACTCACACGAGGAATTTGCAGCCATTCTTGAAGAACTAAATGACCTTTTGAAAGAGGACTAAATGAACATCGAAGCAGGGGGGTTTCTAAAGGTCGAACTATTCAACGACGACGCTAACCTGTTTCTAAACGCACTCACGAAGATAACGAATGAGGGTGGTAAAATGGGGTTTAAGACGTACGGATTGAGTGAGGACGAAATGAAGACGCTAAACGCAATACTTGATTCTTTAGGGTAAAAAAAACGGGGGTAACTACTCCCCCGTTCAAACCTTAAAATCAAAAAGAAACTATGAAAAGAATCAATTATGAAACAAATATACGCTCTTTTCTATTTAGGTACTAAATATTTAATTAAACACATTATGAACTTACGAGAAAAAGTAAACGCTCTTTTCGCAAAGCACAATGTTTCCCTTTCTGCTGAAGAAGTAGTTGAGGTGAAGCAAATGGTTGAAGCGATCTTAGAGGACGGTACAAGCATCTATTCAGATAGCGACGCGTGGGCAGTTGGTGTTCGTGTATTCACTAAGGACGTAGACGGCAACGAGGTTGTTGTTATGGACGGAGAGTACAAGACAGCAGAGGCAGTTACAGTTGTTGTTGCTGACGGTGTTGTAACCGAATTAAGACCAATGGAAGAAGAAGCTCCAGAGGTTGAAGTTGTAATCGAAGAAGAACAAGCTACGGAAGTAGTTGCAGATTCTTTCAACGCAGAGGTTGAAGGTCTTTTGTCTTTGGTTGCTAAACTTGAAAGCGAACTTGCTGAAATGAAAAAAGCAAACGCAGAACTTTCATCTAACGTTGAGAAGTTGAGCGCACAACCTGCGGTTCAATCAATCAAAGAAGTTAAACAAAACAAACAAAGCGCACCTTCTAAGCCATACGCTAAAATGTCGGCAGAAGAACGCTTCGTATTTCATTTAAACAAATAAAAAAACACAAATAAAAAATGGCTACTACCACTTCATTAACCACAACCTTTGCAGGTCGTGAAGCAGCAGGATATATCCGCGCTGCGTTCTTGAGTAACGAGTCTTTGGCTGCGGTTACCTTCAAAGAAAACATCGAGTACAAACAAGTTGTTCGCAAATTAGTTGATTCTATCACTTTTGCTAACGCTACTTGTGACTTTACTCCAACAGGAACTGTAACACTTACAGAAAGAATTCTTGTTTTAGAGAAATTCCAAGTTCACCGTCAACTTTGTAAGAAAGATTTCTTGTCAGATTGGGAAGCAAAATCAGAGCAAGACGGAAACCTTCACGCTTCATTAACTGACGCTATCATTGCTAACGTAATGGCAGGTGTTGCAGCTAACAACGAGGTTGTTATGTGGCAGGGTGTCAACGCAACAGCAGGTGAGTACGCAGGTTTTGAGACTTTGTTCTTAGCTGACTCTGCTGTTCTTGACGTTGCTACTCCAGAAGCTATTACTTCTGCTAACGTAATCGAAGAAATGGCTCGTTTAGTATTGACTTTACCAACACGCGTTCGTCGTGCTACTGAAAAGCCTGTTATCGCTGTATCTTCAAACGTTGCTGAAGCGTTCAGAACTGCAATTCTTGGTCTTGGTGGTGGAAGCTACCTTTATCAAGGTGAAACTGTTAAGATGACTTGGCAGGGTCAGTACGACATCATTGAGTGTCCTGGTATGTCAGACGACACAATGGCTATGTTCCAAAAGAGCAACCTTTGGTTCGGAACAAACCTTCTTGACCAATGGAATAGCGTAGCGGTATTGGATATGTACGACAAAGATTTGTCTGACAACGTTCGTTTCGCTTGTTCTTTCTTCGCAGGTGTACAATACGGCTTCGGTGACGAGATCGCATTCTACCAATACACTGCATAATCTCAACCATTCTAACCCTTGCACGAATAGAGGTAGCGGCTTAAACACCGCTCCTCTTTTGTGCTAATAAAAAATACAAGCATATGCCTCCATGTGAATTATCAAGCGGATTTACGCTAGACTGTAAGCAAGGAATTGGTGGTATCAAAAAGATTATTCTTTGTGACACCGTTACTTCTTTGACTTTAGATGCAAACGAAATCGTTACTGCTATCATCGGTCCAATTGCAGGTGATTTGTACACTTACGAACTACCTACTCAAACAGGATCGTTCGAAGAAACAATCAACTTCAACCGCGATGCAGGAACTATTTTCTACACACAAACTGTTAACGTAATGTTGCAACAATTGAGCGCAGCAAAGCGTTTGGAATTGCAAACAGTTGCACAGGCTCGTCCAATGATTTTCGTTAACGATTCAAACGACAATTGGTGGGCTGTTGGTTACGAGTACGGAGCAGACCTTTCTACTGCAACAGCAGCGACTGGAGCAACTTTGGGTGACGCCAACGGATACACTTTGGCATTCGTTCACGAAACTCCAAAGAGAGCGTACAAGTTGAGCGGTGCGCCTTTGTCAATCCTTGACTAATAACTGACAAAAAACTTTTACACATAGAGGGGCAACGCGTCCCTCTGTGCTGTAATTTCAACGAACAAATAAAAGGATAGAATGGTTTATTTGAATACAAATACTGCGAATCAAGACGCGTGGCTTTCACTTGATGAAGGTCGCCAATACTTCAACGTTGCATTCACAAACTACCTTCTTGTTTTAACCTACGAAATGACAGGCGAGCAACTCGCTCAAGTCGTTACCGTAATAAACGAAAACGAACGAGTAACAAAAATTCGTTTAACAACAGTTGGTCTAAATGACGCTGGAAAGTACAAGTACGACGTGTACGGACAAAACAGCAACAGCAATTTAGACCCAACAGATGAGTCCGTAGTTGGTTTGGTTGAACGTGGTTCAATGATACTATCAAACGGAACAATTTACTTTGATGTTTCAACACCGACAATTCCTGTCGATGTAATATATACAGGCGCATAATGAGCAACATTCAACAAATAGCGTTAAGCCGATACATACCAACAGAGGCGATTGAAAAAGAGAATCGCAGCGGTTGGATTGACTACGGAAATGACAACCTTTACCCACAATACTTAATCAACCTTTACTACAATTCACCAATTCACAACGCTTTGACAAACTCAATTGCGTTTATGATTGAGGGACAAGGTACAGGAACGATTCTCGATAGTGCATTGCAAGGTATTTCTTTTGACTTAAAGTTACAAGGTGCTTTTGTTGCTGAGGTTATTTGGTCAATGGACTTTACACGCGTTGTTAAAATCAACCATTTGCCTTTTGAAAATTGTCGTTTGGCTTACGACAAAGAAGAAGAAGAAATTACAGGTATTTGGTATTCGAAAGACTGGAGAAATTCACGTTCGAAGAAAGGCAAACCCGAATTTATTCCTGCGTTCAACCCTTCACAGGCGCAAGAACAACCGCGTCAAGTTATTTACGCACACGGAATGATGGCAGGAAGTTCGTACTATCCAAAACCCGACTATTTTGGTGCGTTAAACTACATTGAACTTTCTCATCAAATGGGATTATATCACGTCAATAATATCTTGAATGGATTATTTCCTTCATTCATTATAAACTTCTTAAACGGCATACCACAAAAAGAAGAACGTGAGGCAATACGTCGTGAATGGGAAGAAAGATTGAGCGGTGCAAGTAACGCAGGAAAGTTCTTGATGACTTTTAACGAAGATCCGACACGCGTTCCCGACATCAAAGATTTTCCTCTTTCAGATGCGGACAAACAATATCAGTTTTTAAGCGAAGAAACCGCGAAGCAAATTATGGTTGGACACCGCGTTGTGTCGCCATTGATTCACGGCATACGCGAATCTAACGGCTTCGGTTCTAACAAAGATGAAATGTTGGTAGGTATGGAGATATTCAACAACCAAGTTGTGAAGCCATACCAAAGAATAATCGAGGATGTGTTTACACCGATTTTAGGCGACGTTGAAATAAAAATGAATAGCGTATTCGACGAAGCAATTGTAATCGATTCTACGTCACCTATTGACGTTACAACCACACCTTCAACAACTGACCCGAACGAGATAACTGAAAAGGTTTCAGACGTAACGTACAACGGAGCGCAAATTGCTTCTGCTTTAGAGATTGTCGCGAGTGTTAGCGCAGGTACGTTGACACAAGAACAAGCAATTGTATTCTTAGTTCAATTCTTAGGTCTTGATGTGGACGTAGCGAAGTCGATGTTCCAAACAGGCGGTGATGCGGTGGCTAAATTGTCCGCTCAAAAAAAAAAAGTTGTAACGAAGAAGGCGAAGTCTGCGGATGTTAAGATAAGCAAGGAACAAGGCGACGCGTGGCTTCAACACTTACGCGAAAAAGCGGAGTATTTGAACGAGGACGAATGGCAATTGCTTTCGGACGAAGAGGTAACTGCTCCAGACGACGAAGAAAAGTTCCGTTCTGAATTTATGAGCGTTCGCGGTTACGCAAAACCCAACGAAAAGAGCGACGAAAAGGACACGGGATTATATAAAGTTCGGTATTACTACTCAAAAAACTACACTTGGAAAGAAGGCGAAATGGTAACACGCGATTTCTGTCAAGAAATGGTAGCACTTTCTAAACTCGGAGCGTTGTTTCGTTACGAAGATATTATCGAAATGGGTAAAAACCCCGATGTCAACGGGCAATTTGCACCTTCTGGAAGCAACACTTATTCTATTTGGACGTATAAAGGTGGTGTCTACTGTCGCCACGCGTGGTTCAGAAAGATATTTTTCCGCAAAAGAAAAGACGGTAAGTTCTTACCTAACGACGGATTGAAGAACGACACCGTTGTAACAGGAAAAGTAGCAAACGAATTGTTCCCAAAAGGCGAAGAAGCGGTACGTCCTAACGATATGCCGAACAGAGCATCATTAAAATACTCATAAAAAAAACACAATGGCACTACAACCCGAAGTTCTACTCATTGACGAGAATTACATAAAAAAATATAGTTGGATTAACGGCTCAGTTGATCCGCTTTTGATGTACCCTGCTATCTATTTAGCGCAGGACGAATACGCGCAGTTGTATTTAGGAACTGACCTTTACAATAAGATTAAAGAAGACGTTGTAAACGACGACATTGCAGGTGCATACGAGGAACTTTTAGACACTTACTTACGTCGAATGATAATGTGGTGGTCGTTGTACGAAATGCTTCCTCATTTGTACGTTAAAACCGACAACGGAAGTTTAGTAATTCGCACAAGCGAAGACACTACACCGATAACGCAAACCGACTTACAAAACTACCGCGATCAATCGCGTTCGAAAGCAATGTTCTACACGCAAAGAATGGTTGACTTCTTGTGTTTTAATCAATCAGACTTCCCAGAGTACACTACGAACGAAACACAACAGATATGGTCGCAAACAAATGTCTATCCGTCGAATGCTTTTGAGATTAGCGACGGACGCGACAGACGTTCTTATACATACAGAAGACAAGGTCTTGGTTGGATTAGATAACGAACACAAAAACAAATGGCGAAAGCAGGGCGCAAAAAGGATATGGTTAAGCAGAAGGTGTACGAAGAAAAGTTTCGTCGTTACCTTTTGAAAAAAGAGAAACAAATAAAGAGATTAGTCAATGAAAGTTAACGCGGAAGGTTACGCTCTATTGAAGCGTTTTGAAGGTTGTCGATTGAAGGCTTATCTATGCCCTGCGAAAGTGTGGACTATTGGCTACGGAAACACGTTTTACGAAGACGGAGCGAAGGTTAAGGAAGGCGACGTAATAACGCAAGCAAGAGCGGAGCAGTTAGCGAAAAACGTTGTAGACAAATTCGCCGTTTCTGTTCGTGCCTTAATAACGCAAACACTAAACGAGAATCAATTTAGCGCTTGTGTTTCACTTGCGTACAACATCGGAACAGGTGGGTTTAAGAAGTCGTCCGTATTAAGAAAATTAAATGTCAACCCATTAGATGCAACTATTGCCGATTCATTTCGTTTATGGAACAAAGGCGGCGGTGTTGTGCTTAAAGGATTAGTAAATCGTAGAGAAGCAGAAATACAACTTTACTTCAAATGAACACAGAAAACGAAATAGCTTTGATACACGAAGAATTGCAGGAGTTGAACAAGAAGATTGACCGTATATATCACGTTCTTATTGGTGACGACGAAATGAAAATTGAAGGTCTTGTAAGCAAAGTTCAAAAGCACGACAAGTATATTCAGAACCAACGATTGCAGGTCGCTCGTTTAGGCGGTATCGCAACAGCAGCTGGTGTTGTTGGTGGGTTAATCGTTCAATTCATATTAAAGTTTTTATGAAGGATTGGTTGAAGTCGTTGTTAAGTTCGTGTTCGAAAGTTTCAAGTAAGCGAGTAATCGCTATATTTGTTATAATTAATTTAATCGTTTTGAGTTACGTTGCGACCTTCACCTATTACGTTTGTCCTATTGCGATGTTCGACACACTCGCACTTTTAACAGGTGGTTTGTTTACAGGAACAGTTCTCGAACGATTTACAAAAACAAAGAATGGCACGACCACAGACAGAAGCGCGGAAGATAGCAGCGGAGATTTGCAGTAAATTCCCCGAAGCACCTTCGCACTCTTTAGCTTCAAAATTATTCAATGAATATCCAGAAGCATTTGCTTCGCAAGAAGATGCGAGAAATTACGTTCGAACTGTGCGTGGTAAAATTGGAAACATAGTAGAACCTCAAACTCCCAAAAAGAATTGATAGATACTAAACAAAGACCTTCTAACCCTTACGCGCTTCCTAAGTCGTACGCGAAGAAAAGAAAACACGTTGAATTAAAAGGTTCGAAGTTTTTAATCCTGTCAGACATTCACATTCCTTACCAAGACAACGACGCTTTGAGCGTTGCTATCAACGAAGGTATTCGTCAAGGGTGCGACGCGGTAATTCTAAACGGCGACGCGTTAGACTGTCATATGATTAGCGACTTTGTCAAAGATCCACGCAAGAGAAAATTCAAAGACGAACTCTACGCGATGCGTCAATTTGTTGACACGTTACGAGGTCAATTTCCTTCAGCGCATATTTACTACAAAGAAGGAAACCACGAAGAACGCTACTGGCGTTATATGCGAATTAAAGCGCCCGAACTATTCGACATTGACGCTTTCGACTTTTCGTCTTTATGTCACCTTGATAAACATAATATTACTTGGATTGACGGAAAGAGCAAACTGAATATCGGCAAACTTTCAATCTTTCACGGACACGAGTTCGGAAAACAATTCCTTCCTTCGGTAAACGTAGCGCGTGGGTTGTTCTTGAAGACAAAAGTTTCTTCGTTGTGCGGACACCACCACCAAACCGCAGAACACAATGAGAGGGACGCTAACGGAAAGTTCATTACTTGTTGGGGTGTTGGTTGCTTAAGTGAATTAAGTCCCGACTACAACCCTTATTCGAAATATAATCACGGATTCGCTATCGTTGAGAAGGGCGCGAACGGACATTTTAGCGTGAAGAATTTAAGAATACACGAAGGACAAATCTTATGAGAAAAAATATACTTGCAATTGCTTTGTTGCTTATTGGGACAACCATTATATGGACGGTTGTTTGTTATCATTGGTTTGGAAAACCTGTTGCAAAAAACGCAACAACTGAAGTACAAAAACAAGATAGCATTATAAACTACAACGCAGGTGAGTACGACCGCTTACTTGCAGAACAAATAGAACTTTATAAAGAACTTAGAACTTATGAAGATGCTCAACTTACAGCCAAAACCACCTATCAAAGAACTCGTGATTCTATTATTATTCGAGATACTATTACTCGCGTGGATGTCGTCCATTTGGTGAACTCCTGCGATAGCGTAATTGCTTCCGATTCGCTCGTGATTAACAACTTAAAGGAACAAATAAACATCGAAGGTGAAAAAGTAAACAACTTACAAGAAGTCGTTGATGCTTATGAACAAAAGACGGACGTGTTACAAGATGAAATTAACACTTTGGAAGGCAAAAATAAAAAGTTAGACAAACAAAAAAAGCGCCGTACTGGCGCTCTTATCATTGCTTCGTCCGTCGCTATTTTGTCGACGTTTGTTCTGAGTGTTTTACTTTAGATTCTTCGACGTAAAACTTCAAAGAGAACTGAATTGCTTCACTTAAAAAAGTGTTGCGGCTATTCTCTCCGCGTTTCTCATCTATTTCGTTCCACAGGTCTTTGTGTAAGTAAACACATATTCCTTTTTTAGTTTTGCTCTCTGGCATTTTGTTCAATTATTTCGTTCATTTCTTCTTCGTACATTTTTTTTGCTTCTTTTAAAATAACATTCCATTTAGTCAGTCCCCAACTTCTGTTGTCCCATAACTGACCAAACGCCCAATCCAAAGAAGAATGTTTTTTGAATTTAACATTTTTAGGTATTGGAAACGCTCTGTATTTATTTTCTTGGTCTCCGTCGGTTGACAGTTTTAACTCAAAATAAATAACATCGTCAACTTTAAATTCGGAAGTGTCAACTGATTTATCAATGTACTGAAAAGAACAGTTTTGATTCCAAAATACAGCCCATTCGCCAGGATCATTTTCGGCTAAATATCCATTCAAATAATCCGCTTTGCTTGCATTATCATTTTCAACTTCTTTTTCAGCAGGGTAAATTGTAGTTATTTCTCCTAATTTATTTTTCATCTTCTTCAATTTTAAGTTTCTTCAAATACAACGCAAGATCTAACGCTTCCTCGTATGCGTGTTGCAGCCATTCTGAACGTGTTAAATCAGTTCGGTCTAACGTTGTTCCGTACGTCTCAATTCCCTTCGCTTCACGCGCCTCTAATTCAGCGACAACTTGCGTGAGTAAATTACTTTTCTTCATTCGGCTTTGACATCATTGAACCTATCATTAACGCGAGATAAATTTTCTCCTTCGCGTTCATATCCTTTCGCTGTGAAAGTTCAAGGAGAATATCTCCAAGAACTTTGCCTTGTTGGAAGTACGTCGCCATTGAATTAACAATTTCGCGTTCGCGGTCGTGAGTCATTTTCAAAGACTCGTATAGTGGTGTTTGTTTCATATTTTTTCTATTTCTGTTTTTACTTGTCTCCAATAATCATATTCAAAATCTTCAGCGCAAATAGCAGCAATAGCCCAAGATTGATATTCATTTACGTGTAAATCTACCGCAATACAAGCGCATTGTTTGGCTAAACTTTTATTTAATGCTACAACAACCCACGTACCATTGTCGTCAATTGCGTTTGCAGTTAACAAAAAGTATTTGTCAAATAACTCTTGTGCTTTTTCTCTTGCTTCCATTGTGCTAATATATGCTAAATTAATTACCCAACAACATACTGACCATAACTTGGGTTCAACTCGAAGTACATTCTCATCATTATAGCGTCGGCAACGTCGGGACTTATTCCTTCGCGGTTCTTAATTACGTCTTTTGGTGTGACCATTAACTTTCCTTCCACGTCTGCGCGGTGTCGTTTAATCATTTCTAACTCTTTCACGATTTGTTCCTTGCGTCCGTTCACTAAAATAGTGAGCCGATTTTCCTCTACATATTGAGCCAATTTGTAGTAACATTCGCTTTTGAGATTTTGGTATTGCGGTTGTTTTGGTTTAGATCCGTTAAGAAACCCCCTGCATTTCAAAAAATCGACCGTTCCCGCGCCGATTCCGTCCTCATCGCAGACAATATCTTGAAGTAAAATGTTGTGTTCTTTGGCTACAATTCGAATCTTGTTCACGACTTCGTCCAACGCGGCTCTATTGAGTTCAATTATATCGATAATAGTTAGACCGTGCCAAACGCAGATAATCGTTCTATCCTTTCCAAAACGCGCGATGTCGGCGGTTATGTATTTCTTTCCTTCAATCAGTTCATTGCGGAACATACGGAGTAAGTTGTCCGTTGAGAACAACTTGTCGCTGTCGTCGTCAAATTCCCAGTTGCCTTCGAGCAGACGTTTGCGGTCGTACTCTGGAAGGCGACGTAACGATTCAATGTAAGCAACAGGAAGAAAAGGGTTATCTTGCGGTAACGCTTGGACGAAAGCGCGGTGTGAAGGTAGTTCGTTCCTGTTGTTCTTAATGTAGAACTCATTATAAAGCCAACCCTTCGCAGGATTGCAGGATAAAAAACCTTTCGGAATAAGACCGTATTCGTTCAACTTAAAACGACAGCGCGAGTGAACAATGCTTACCGCCTTTTCGGTTACTTCGGAACATTCGTCTATAAAATAATCAGTAATTTCGAGCGACCCAAGTGAATTAAAATTTACATCTGAGGGATAAGCGAACAAATCTTTTAAAACAATTTCGCTTCCGTTGAAGAACTTAATCACGTTTGATTGTCCGTTGAAGGTGTAATGTTTATTCGCTATCAATCCAAACTCCTCAGCCGTTTCAAAGAACGTGTTTAAGGTCGTTTTTTTAAGCGTGTCTAATTTGCTACGTCCAATTAAAGAACGTGTCCCTGCGTACTTCAAACGACGTTGTATCTGCCACATACAACCGAACTTCGTCTTACCACCACCTGCCGCGCCACCGTATAACAACTGTTCAACGATGCTATCGGTATTTAAGAAGTTCAACGCTTCAACTTGACGCGGCAGGTATGTTGGTTTATATGGTTGCATTAAAATAAACTTAATTGAGGTTCAACCACAGGGCAAAGTTCGTCCTGGAGCATCTGAACAATACGATCGTATTTCTTGAAGTCGTTGTTTTGCTTTACTTGGTGTAATAGCAATTCAAGACCTGCGTTGAACGCTTCGTCTTTCGTTGGATAAACGCAATGTTCCGCGTGGTAAAGTAGCGGTTGCGACCAACCCTGCTCACGTCCGTGAAACCTTATTGCGTAACTCCACAAACCACGTTGAACGATAGCGGTGCTAACCTGCGCTTCATATCCATTGATGCACTTGTAAGTTTTCAAGATAGGGTTCTCGCAAACACCTTGTTCGTTGAATGTAAATTGGCTCATTGCTTCGATAAATAAAGTTTATACAACTCACGAAGTCCTTCGAACTGGATTGATTCCTTAACGAGTTGACGTTTGCGGTCGCTCATTCGTTCAACCATTCCTTTTGAAAGTTGCTGTTCGTTGAAAACAGTCTTTCTTGCTTTCGCCTTGCACAGGTTGTATTCGTTGTCTGTGAACGTCTCAGCCGTTATACGTTTACTTTCTTCGAGCCACCGCATCATTGATACCCCTCGCAGTTCTAACGTCGTAAATTTACTTTGTTTGAAGCTCTCAACGTCTTCTGCTAACATCCTTCTCCAACTGTCATCGTTTACCGCCATTTCGTTCTCTTTTATTTGTTGTGATTTTTTCTCTATCGCATTTGCGATTTCTCTCTGAATTTGCAGGTTCGCCTTGTCGCGGTGTGGTTTGTAAGCCGTTAACACGTCGCCTATAAACGACACGCTCAACGCTCCGAAGTGTTCGCATTTCTTTGACAGTTCGTTCGCCGCGTTCATTTCAAATGCAAGGTTGAAGTGTTCGAACGTAACCCAACGAAAGTGCTTAACAATAAACTCGTGCAACATTTGCAACAGTTGCGCTTCTGGAAGTGCGATGCCGTACATCGCGCACACCTTCGAGCATAACTTAACAAACGTTGGTAAGTCGTAGTCGGCAACAAACGCGCTTTCGCGTTCTGCACGATCAATCCTTTGTGTAGTTGTGAGCGTCGTTGTAGATGCGTTGCGCAGCATCGGAATCGAATTTTCCATTTTTGATTTTAGTTTGTTGGTTTGTAGTTACAAAAGTAGTTAAGTCCCATTTACGAACGGCAGCCTTCCAGTCTTTCATCGCGTTGCGTCCAACCTTCCAACCGTTGGCCTCGTAGTGTGCGTGGAACTTTTCGGTAAACTTGAGAGCGTCTTCTTTGCTTAACTTTTCACACGCATAGTCGAATATCTCTACGACTGTTGGTTTCTTGAATGGTGACTTCTTTTCTTTCGGTGTAGCAAGTGCAGGAAGTGTACTTTGTAAAACAAACTTATTTAGAAGGTCGTTTATCTTCTGGTCCTGTTCCTGCGCCTTCGCTTCGAGTATCTCGATTCTCTTTTTTAGTTGTAGTATTAGCATCATTTTTCCCCTCCAAATGTTTCGATGTAGTAATGTTCAGCTATCACGATTGGATAACCCTCTGTTTCATCACATTGACCATCAAAATGAGCATCTTTAATCTCCTCCTTGTGCATTTGCAAAGCTTTTTTAACAAGAACTTTTATTTCCCATTGGTTATGACTATCTTCTGTGAATTTCTCAGCTAACCACTCAACACTACTTTGTTTCTTGTTACTCATTGTTACTTTCCTTTTTAAGTATCTCCACAATGTCTTTAATTGCTTTTACAGCACAAAACAATGTAGATTCATTATCGTTATACCTTACTGCATCTCGTTGAGAAAGTGGATAAGACACTTCACATTCCTTGTTATCGATAACAACCCTAATTTTAAATCCATTATTTTCCATAATTTTTAGTTTTTAGTTAGTCCCAACCTTCGCCTTTGTAGTCGTCCGCGTCTTCTTCTTTCTGGCAGTCGTAACAAAGTCCTATTTCATCTTCAAATAGTTCTTGAACGTCTGAGTTGTCCCAGTTCTCGTAAACAATGCTATTGTGTTTAATGTCGGCAATTCGTTCTTCAATTAAGTCTGAATCGCAGTAACGGCAGTAATCGCTCATTTTCTTTTTAGTTTATAGGTTTAATTTAGCTCGTCTTTTCACTTCGAGTTCACGCTGTGTTTCGATGTGTTCGACAAACTTAGTGAAAAATTTAATAGGTTTAGCATAACCCATCTCATTCATCAAGAAACAAATGCGTTCAACGGTTGCGCGATACGTCTTGTCCATTTCAATTTGCCAAGTCGCTTGTTTGATTCCGTGCATTACGGTTGCGTGGTCTTTGCCGTAGTGCTTCCCTATTGAATCGAAGGACTGGAAGTAACAAGGACGTATCAAAAAAAATATCATTTGTCTTGCGGTTACAATTTCGCGTCGTCTTGTCGTCGTGTATAGCGTTTGAGATTGAAGTCCCAACACGGAACACGTTACATCTTCGAGTGCTGACCAGAACGCTTCACGTTCGTTTTCGAGTTCCTGTTGAATCTTTATTTGTTCAGTCGATAGACGCTCGTATTTAGGGGTAAGCATTGTCCATAGTGTCTCGAATCTTTCCATATGTGCAAAAGGTATCATATCTACTATTTGCTGTCTTATTTGTTCGTTAGTCATTTTCTTCGTTGATGTGTTTGGTTGGTGTGAATGTGCTGAATACGTCCTCGCGTGAAAGTCCTGTGTGAAGGCAGATGTTGTTGAAGTCTTTAATTCTCATTCTTTCGGGGTGTGCGACGTAAAGTCGTGCCGTCGGGTCGCTTATGCGTAAGGCTGTCTTAAAGTTGGTCAACGTCTTGAAGTTAATCTTCACGAGGCGACCGAATGGGGTTGAATACAATTGTTTGTTCATTTCTTTAATAGTGGTTTGATTAGTTGCGCTTTCTTCTTGTTGTCAACGTAATTCGTTCCGCGCAGTTCTGGGTTGTGTTCCTTAACAAGTCGCGCTATGCGAGTGATGTTGTCCGCGCTTACATACTTTCCGCTTTCGTACATCGCGAAGAAGTTGCTTGTGATGTCTTTTCTTTCGTCGAACTGTTGCTCCCATACGCGGACACAAAGTGCTTTGTTATTGTTGCGTAGCGTCTTGTACTTCTTCAGTAGTTTCTCAACGCGGTTTTCAAGTGAAATAAGTTTCTTCATTTTATTGTTTTTAAAATTAGAGAGGGTATATTTCAACCCTCTCATATTATTTAGAAGGGCATATCGTCCTTGCTTTCTGTTGGTTGAACTAATCCGCTTTTTTCAAGCATCGCTTTAGCTTTGTTCATTTGATCCGCAGCGCGGTCTAAACGCTTGCTAAATTCAGCAGATGTACTCACCTTATTTTGCAACCATTCTGGAAGCATACTGAAGCGCAAGTCAAAGTCTTCGCTGTCGTAGTCTAAAAGGAAAGCAGAGTTCACCAACGGTGGGCAAGTCATTCCTTTAACTAAAGGCGAAGCACCTTTGATGTCCGCGTAAGTTCTTCCTGTGTTCGCGGTGCGGTGCATTACGTTCAACATTCCTTCCTTACCTAATAGCGTAGCGATGTCGAACTTGTTTGCTTCGCCGTCACTCATTGACTTACCAAGCCAACCTTGAACGAAGGCGCGTAAGCCGCTCTTTTCGTGCATTGACAATGTGAAGTCGCGACCGATTGAGAAAGGCTGTTCACCTTTACCAAAGTCTGCGGTTTCAAGTGGTAGTTCGAATACAAGACGAACTTTGTTCACGAGCTTTTCTTCACCTTGATAAGTGTCGAGAATCGTTCCGATGTGAATGATTTGATAGCAACGTGCTACGTGTGTTCCAGCAGGTACTGTTTGACCGCCGCCGTTGTTGTTTGTTGGTTGTGCAATAATGCTCATTGTGTTGTTGTTTATTTTGTTGTTATTAAATGAATTTAGATATTGTTCGAACTTTACTGCCAGTTCAGCGTCGGACTCAATGTGTTTCAATTGGCTTTCGTGCAGATGCGCTTGTTCGTTTATGCGCTTAAAATAACCCATTACAATTGGTCGTCGAATAGTCTAACTTCAAAGTGTAACGTGATTCCGTCTGCGATTAACATAACGTGTTCGAGGTCGTATTCGCCTTCGCCGCGTCTGAAGAACTGACCGCGTACGCATAGCACAAAAGACTTTTCGTTTTGGTCAATGAACTTAACGTTGTCGCTTTCTGAGGTGTTGAACCAACCGCCTTCTGTTTCTTCGTAATTAACGGCAAGAACTTTAATTTGTTTGTTTAATTCTTTGAGGTCTGTTGCTGAAAAGCAATAAGTGATTTTTGGACAGTACATAGTTTATTTTGATTTTAGTGGTTACAAATATATTCAATAAGTTGGTCGTTCCAACGCGCTTCTGAAAGTTTTTGACGTTTCTCAATGTTCGCGCTTATCTCGTTGTGCGTTAGGTTGTACGCGTTAGCTGACGAAGAAACGCAAACAAAGTTAGATTTCTTTTGGTGGCTCTGGTAGTTCCTTGAAAGGCGTTGACTCAATTGCGTAGAGTACTCGTTCAAGTTTGTCAATTCGAAAGGCAACATACGAATCCCAATCCAATGTTCCATTTCTCTTATCACCCCAATAATTTTGGGCGACAATAATTGCTTCACGTAATTCGTTGTAGTCTTGCTCGAAAAGGAGCGGAGTTTTGTAAAGATGTTTTTCATTGTTCATTTGATTTGAGGGTTTTAGATTTCTTTTGATAATATGACTTCTTCGCGTGGAATGGCTGACTTGATTTTGTCGTAAGCGCGTACCGCCTCGTCGTAGTCGTTGTAGCTCATGTGAAACTCTCCGTTGACTACAATCTTGTAGTACATATCGGTTAACGTCGTCTTTTGAATTAGTTCTACTTTCATTTGTTTGTTGTGTTTGGGGTTTGTTCTAATTGTCTTGTTTGTTCGTCAATCGTTCCTGCGATTAACATTCCTGCGAATAGCATCGCGATAAAGAGTAGTGTTTTTTTCATTTGATTATTTGGTTTTAGTTAATGTGCGTTATCGAGTCGCACCCCTCGTTTGATTTATTTATATGAATCTATAAATTCAAATTGAATACAATCGATACAAGCTTTTTTTACACTTGCTTCTTGTGTCCTCACATAAGTATTTTTATATGCCATTAAATTCTCCAAGTCAGAATTTGTTTTCACGCCATCTAACGCTTGGTAAACAATAGCACCTATTTCAGTATAATGAAAGCGATTTGCACGAGCTTCTCCTCTCTTTAATACTGCAACTGCTTTTTTCAATTGTTCTTTAGTTCTTTGTGTTTTCATTTTGTTTATCTTTGGTGTTGTTGTTAATTGTTTGACAAATATATGCTAAACTTTTAGATACACAACAAAAAAATGAAAATAAATTGAAAATAATTTATAACTGATTGAA